TCGCCGCCGGGTTCGATCTGGTCGGCTGGTTCGCCGAGCGCGGCCACGCCGTCGTGCCGGCCCCCGTCCGGCGCGATTTGGAGACGCCGGCGCCGTGGGGGCCCCTGACCTGCGTCGAAGTCACCAAGCGGGTGCTGGGGCTGCACGATCCCTGGGTGCTGACGCCCTGGCAGCTTTACCGGCGATTGCTGAACCCGGCACCGCCGATCGGAGTCCCGGAGGCTCCCGCCGCTTCCCTGGCTTGTTCCTGAAGGAGATTTTGGTCCCATGGCGAAGATGTTCTCTCCTCCCAAGGCGCCGGTCGTGACCGCCGCGGCCCCGGTCACGACGCCGACCGTCGTGACCCTCACCCCGGTGGTGACGAAGCCGGTCGTGGTCGAACCGGTTGTCACGCCGGAAGTCGCCCCCGTGGTCACCCCGGTAATTGAGGAAACCAAGACGACTCCTCCGGTGGTGACACCCACCCCGACCGCGACGCCCACCACCACGCCGACCCCGACGGAGACCGACGCCGTGGCGGCGGCGGAGCGGGCCTTGGCCAAGCGGGACCGCAGCCTGACTGGCACCGTCCTGACCTCGTGGCGCGGCGTGCTCCAGCAGGCCGGTTCCGGCTCGGCTCCCGTCCGCAAGCGCCTGCTGGGGGAATAGGCGATGGACGCCTCGGCGCTGCTTCAGCGTTACGGCGCCGCCAAGACGCGGCGGAGCGTGTGGGAAGCCCACTGGCAGGAGTGCTACGACCACGCCTTGCCGCATGGCGGCGGTTTCGGGACCGGAGGATCGGGCGGCAATCCGGGAGCGCGCAAGACCGACCGGCTGTTCGACGGCACCGCCGCCGACGCGGTCGAGCAGTTGGCCGCCAGCCTGCTGGCCCAATTGACGCCGCCGTGGTCGCGCTGGTTCGGTTTGACCCCCGGCCCCGACTTGACCGAACCGGAACGGGACGCGGCGGCGCCCGTGCTGGAGAAGGTGGCGGCCACGCTGCAATCCCATTTCGATCGCTCCAACTTCGCGGTCGAGATGCACCAGTGCTACCTGGACTTGGTGACGGCCGGCACCGCCTGCCTGCTGTTCGAGGAGGCGGCTCCGGGGGATTATTCCGGCTTCCGCTTCACGGCGGTGCCGCTGTGCGAGGCGGTGCTGGAGGAGGGGGCCGACGGCAGGCTGGACGGCACGTTCCGGCGGAGCGAGCTGACGCTGGCGCAGCTGCGGCTGCGCTTTCCCGACGCCGCCATCCCGGAACCGCTGGAACGGTCGGCGGCGCAGGACCCGCAAGCCCGGTTCGCGGTGGTCGAGGCGGTCCTGAAGGACGGGCCGGCCTATCGCTACACCGTGATCCTGGACAGCGGGCTGGCCGAGGCCGCGATCCTGGCGGAAGGACGGTTCGCGCGGTCGCCCTTCATCAATTTCCGCTGGCTGAAGGCGCCGGGCGAGACCTATGGCCGCTCGCCGGTCATGAAGACGCTGCCCGACATCAAGACCGCCAACAAGGTGGTCGAACTTGTGCTGAAGAACGCCTCGATCGCCGTCACCGGCATCTGGCAGGCCGACGACGACGGGGTGCTGAACCCCGGCACGATCCGGCTGGTGCCGGGAACCATCATTCCCAAGGCGGTCGGCTCGGCCGGTTTGACGCCGCTGGCGACACCCGGCCGGTTCGACGTGTCGCAACTGGTGCTGGACGATCTGCGGCGGCGTATCCGGCACGCGCTGCTGGTCGACCGGCTGGGGCCGGTGAAGGACGGCAGGATGACCGCCACCGAGGTGCTGGAGCGGGCGGCGGAGATGTCGCGGCTGCTCGGCGCCACCTATGGCCGGCTGCAGTCGGAACTGCTGACGCCGCTGATGATGCGGGCGGTCGCCATCCTCCGCCGGCGGGGCGAGATCCCCGACATCGCCGTCGATGGCCGGACGGTCGAGCTTCAATACCGCTCGCCCCTGGCGCAGGCGCAGGCCCAGCGCGACGTCCAGGCCACCCTTCACTGGCTGGAGGTCGCGGCTGGCCTTGGCAAGGACGGCGACGCGGTGGTCGATCAGGCGGCCGCCGCCCGCTGGCTGGCGCGATCCTTCGGCGTGCCGGCCGAACTGGTCCGGGCGGTCGACGCCACCACCACCACCGCCACCGCTGACTGACTTTCCCAACTTCAAACTCCAAGACGAGGATCACGAACCATGAGCGACTCCCTGCTGATCGACCCGACGGCTCCCGCCGTTTCCACCCAGGTCCCGGCGGCCCCGCCGGATGTGCCCGACCGCGCGGCGCTGCTGCGGCTGCTGGGCGTGCCCGAGGCTCCGGACGGCTACTGCATCAAGTGCGACCACGGCTTGTTCGAATCCGATCCGGAGATGAACAGCCGGCTCCACGCCGCCGGTTTCACGCCCGATCAGGCGCAGCTTCTCTACGATCTGGCGGCCGAGCGGCTGGTGCCGATGATCCGGCAGGTCGCCTTCGAGTACGAGGCGGAACGCGAGGTCATGCGCCTGGTCAGCCATTTCGGCGGCGAGGACGCGTGGCGCGAGATGTCGCGGCAGTTGCTGGCCTGGGCCAAGAAGAACCTGCCGGCGGCGGCCCTGGACGGGTTGACCACCAGCTATGACGGCGTGATCGCCCTTCACCGCATGATGACCGCGTCCGAACCGGCGGCGCTGCGCTCCGCGGGGACCTCCCAGCCGGCGGGCGACGAGGCCGACCTGCACAAGATGATGCGCGATCCGCGCTACTGGCGCGACCGCGACCCGACGCTGCTCGCCAAAGTGACGGAGGGCTTCCGCCAGCTCTATCCCGACCGGGGGTGACGGCGGCGCCCCTGAAAAAGTCATGGCGACGGCGAATAACGCTTGACTAACAAGGAAAAAAATCCTACATCTACATTCGTCAACACCCGAACTCCGTCAGCGGCGGCGGTAGGACGGGTTCAACGGCAAGGCCGGTTTCCGGTGCGCTCCTTCGACGGGGTGCGTCGGGGCCGGCCTTTTTTATTGTCCGCGATTTCGCGAAACCTCCCGGAAAGGGCCAGTCTCCATGTCCACCACCATCGACAAGGCTTTCGTCAAGCAGTTCGAACGCGAGGTTCACGAGAGCTTCCAGCGGATGGGCTCCAAGCTGCGCGCCACCGTCCGCAGCAAGGGCGACGTCAAGGCCGCCTCGACGATCTTCCAGAAGGTCGGCAAGGGTGTCGCGTCGCCGAAGGCTCGGCACGGCAAGATCCCGGTGATGAACGTCGATCACACCCCGGTCGAATGCATCCTGACCGACTTCTACGCCGGCGATTGGGTCGACCGGCTGGACGAGCTGAAGACCAACATCGACGAGCGCGCGGTCATCACCAACGCCGGCGCCTACGCGCTGGGCCGCAAGACCGACGAGCTGATCATCGCCCAGCTCGACACCTCGACCAACTACGCCGGGCTCAACACCGACGGCATGACCAAGGCCAAGGTGCTGACCGCGTTCGAGAAGATGGGCATGGCTGACGTGCCGGACGACGGCCAGCGCTACGCCATCGTCGGCTGGAAGCAGTGGAGCCAGCTGCTCGGCATCGACGAGTTCGCCAGCGCCGACTATGTCGGGGCGGACGAGCTGCCGTGGCGCGGCACCCAGGCCAAGCGCTGGCTCGGCACGCTGTGGATCCCGCATTCCGGCACGACGCTGAACGGCAATGTCCGGTCGTGCCACTGGTACCACAAGACCGCCATCGGCCACGCCGCCGGCGCCGACGTCACCACCGACGTGACGTGGCACGGCGACCGCGCGTCGCACTTCGTCAACAACATGATGAGCCAGGGCGCCTGCCTGATCGACACCACCGGCGTCGTCACCATGCGCTGCCTCGAAAGCTGAGCGGCGGCGAGCCGGTCCCCACGCTTTTCCAACATCCTTCGGAGTATTTCGCGATGGCCTTCAAGACCAAGGACCTGAGTGTCCTGGCGTACGCCAATGGCTTCACCCTCTGGCATTTCACCACGACCGATCCCGCCACCGAGGTGGACGGGTCCGGGTACTTCAGCGGCGCCTCCGACATGCTGCGGGTCGGCGACATGATCATGGCGAACCTGGATACCGACGGGACGCCGCAGGCCGGCATCCTGCTGGTGGCGTCCAACAGCGGCGGCACCGTCGATGCCGCCAACCTGACCCAGGTCGGCGCCACCAACGGCGACTGACGGCCGGCCTGCCGGGCCATCACGACGACAGGAGATCATCTAGATGGCGCTGACCCCGATCGGTTTGTGCGGCAGGGCCCTGATCAAGATCGGGGCCTCCGCCATCACCAGCTTCACCGACGGCACCGCCGAGGCGGAGGTCGCCGACGCCCTCTACGCCTCGACGCGCGACGCGCTGCTCTCGGCCAACGCCTGGAGCTTCGCGACGGTCCAGGCGACGCTGGCCCTGCTGGCCGAGCCTCCGCTGGGCGATTATGACTTCGCCCATGCCCTGCCGGTCGATTTCCTGCGGGCGCTGTCCGCCGGCATGCCGGGCCAAGGCAGAGGCATCGGCTATCGCATCATGGGCACCACGCTCCAGTCGGACGCCGATCAGGTCACGCTGACCTATGTCTGCCGCCCGCTGGAGACGGCGTTCCCGCCGTTCTTCGACCAGGCCCTGATCTCGCGGCTGGCGGCGGAGTTCTGCCTGCCGCTGACCGAGAACACCAGCCGGGCGGAGGCGCTGACCCGGCTGGCAGAGGTCGAGTTCCGCCGGGCGCGCCTGATCGACGTCCAGCAGGACACCCAGCCGGGGTTTGAGGACTTCACCCTGATCGAGGCGCGGAACGGATGACCCGCGTCCGTTCCCACAAGACAAACTTCACCACCGGCGAGATCTCCCGCCTGCTGCTCGGGCGGGGCGATCTGCGCGCCTATGACAATGGCGCGCTGACGCTCCGCAACCTGCTGATCCACCCGACCGGCGGCATCACGCGGCGGCCGGGCATGGCGTTCAGCGCCGCGGCGCGCGGGGCGGGGCGGCTGGTCGCGTTCGAGTTCAGCATCGACCAGACCTATCTGCTCGCCTTCTCGGAATACCGCATCGACGTCCACCACGACGACGCCGTGGTCGCCACGGTCGACTCGCCGTGGACGGCGGCGCAATTGGGCCAGATCACCTGGACGCAGAGCGGCGACACCCTGCTGGTCTGCCATCCCGACGTGGCGCCCCGCAAGCTCAAGCGGACGGGCGAGACCACGTGGTCGCTGGAGGAATGGCGGTTCCTGGTCGAGGGCGAGGCGATCCGGCAGCCCTGGTACCGCTTCGCGCCGGTCGGCGTGACGCTGACGCCCAGCGCCACGACGGGAACCGTCACGCTGACCGCCTCGGCCGCCGTGTTCCAAGCGGGGCACGCCGGCGTCAGGCTGCGGGTGGCTGGCCGGCAGGTCACCGTGACCGACGTGCTGTCGGCCACGCAGGTCAAGGCCGTCGTGGCGGAGACCCTGCTGGGAACCACCGCCGCGGCGGTGTGGGACGAGCAGGCGTTCTCCGCCTTGCGGGGCTATCCCGTGTCGGCGGCGTTCCACCAGGACAGGCTGGTGATCGGCGGCTCGCGGGAGCTGCCCAACCGGCTGTGGCTGTCGCGTTCCGCCGATATCTGGAACTTCGACCTGGGCACCGGGCTGGACGACGAGGCGATCGAGTTCGGCATCCTGTCGGACCAGATCAACGCGATCCGGGCGGTGTTCTCGGGGCGGCACCTGCAGGTCTTCACGTCCGGGGCCGAATGGATGGTGACGGGCGAGCCGCTGACGCCCGCGACCATCCAGCTCAACCGGCAGACCCGGATCGGCTCGCCGACCGACCGGGCGGTGGCGCCGCGCGACGTCGATGGGGCGACCCTGTTCGTCTCGCGGAACGGGCGGGAGATCCGCGAATTCCTCTACGCCGACACCGAGCAGGCCTATCAGGCGACCGACCTGGCCTTGCTCGCCCGGCATCTGGTGGTCCGGCCGATCGATCAGGACTACGACCAGGGCCGCCGGCTGATGCTGGTGGTCATGGCCGATGGCGGCCTGGGCGCGCTGACGCTGTTCCGCGCCGAGGAGGTCACCGCCTGGACCCTGATCGATACCACCGGGACGATCCACTCGGTGGCCGTGGTCGGCGACGACGTCTACCTGCTGGTCCAGCGGCCGGAAGGCTTCTCGACCCGCTGGAACATCGAGCGGCTGGACGACGCGCTGCACCTGGACGCCGGACTGTATGGCGAGAGCGCCACCGCGGCGGCGGCGTGGTCGGGGCTGGATCACCTGGAGGGCCAGTCGGTCGCGGTGGTGGCCGATGGCGTGCTCCGGCTGAACGCCACGGTGTCGGGCGGGACCATCACGCTCGACCCGCCGGCCAAGGTGGTGGAGGCGGGCCTCCCCTTCACCCACGTGGTCGAGCCGCTGCCGCCGAACCCGCTGGCGGCGGGCGGCGGCCGGGGGCCCGCCCACCGGCTGGTCCAGGTGGTCTTCCAGCTGGAGGACACGGCGGCGCTGCGGGCCGATGTCGGCGCCGGGCTGACCGACTTTCCCCTGCGCCGGCTGGGTGGCGCGGCACTCGGCGATGGCCCGCCGCCCCGGGTCAGCGGTGATGCGCGGCTGCGCTCCCTGGGGTGGGCGCGCGACCGGACCAAACCCTTGTGGCGGATCGAGCAGGACGCGCCCCTGCCTTTCACGCTGCTCTCCGTAACCATGGAATTGAAGGTGAACGACTGATGGGTGGTGTCGCGAACATGGCCTTGCAGGCCTTACCGGTGATCGCCAGCGCGCAGCGGGTGGTCACGGGTTTCTCCAGCGCCTCGGACGCCCGCAAGGCGGCCCAGGCGGAAGCCCAGGCGAAGGCCGATGAACTGGCCTTCGAGAAGCAGAAGGAGGCCAACCGGATGCAGGAGTTGGCCGATCAGAAACAGCACGCGGCGGAGGTCCTGGCCGAGACGCACGCGATCCAGAAGCGCCAGCTGACGCAGGATCAGGAGGCGGCGACCACCGCGCAGGCCGCCGACATCGCGACGCGTCAGGCGCAGATCGACGCCAGCGCCGCCGCCGACGAGGCGGCGAGGCGCGACGCGCTGCGCCGGGCGGTCGGCCGGACCAAGGCCAGCTTGGGCGCGCGGGGCGGCGGCACGTCGGACGGCTCCGGCGAGGCGGTCCTGCTGGGGTTGGTCAACACGACCGACGCCGCCACGCGTCAGGCGACCGCGGTCGATCAGCTGAGGACCCAGGCGCTGGCGGGGGAGGCCACCGATACCCGCAAGCGCAACCTGCTGGACCAGACGCAACTGGCCGAGCGCCAGCGGCTCGAACTGTTCAACGCCGCCTATTGATACCGCGAAAGGGGGACGGGGAACGGAGATGGACACGTCATGACCGAACACATCAAGATCGGCGCGGTCCCGCCGCGCCGGCACTTCATCGCGGACGGGATCCAGCGGGCCTTCGCCTATCCGTTCCCGATCTTCGCGACGGAGGACATGGAGGTCCACCTCGACGCCGCCCTGCAAACGGGCGGCTTCGCCGTGACCGGGAGCGGGTCCAGCGCCGGTGGGACCGTCATCTTCGACTTGGCCCCGGCCGAGGGCGTCCAGGTCACCCTACTGCGCCGGCTGCCCTACGAGAGGGTAACCGACTTCCTGGAGAGCGGCGCGCTGCCAGCCCGCGCGCTGAACGACGAGTACGACTACCTGACCGCCTGCGTCCAGCAATTGGCCGACGACGCCTCGCTGACGCTGCGCTACGCCGCCACCGACCTGCCGGCGTCGTCCCTGCTGCCGGGCAGGGCGGCTCGGGCGAACCAATTGTTGGCGTTCGACGGTGGCGGCAACCCGACGGTGACGCCGGCGATCGACAGCGAGGCGCTGGGCAGCTTCGTGGCGCCGGGAGCCGGCGCGGTGCGGCGCTCGATTCGGGACAAGCTGGCCGATGTGGCGTCGGTCAAGGACTTCGGCGCCGCCGGCGACGGCATCGCGGACGATACCCTGGCGATCCAGGCCGCCTTGACGGCGGCGACGGCGGTGTTCGTGCCGCCGGGGATCTACCGGGTGACCGCGACGCTGCCGGTCGGGTACGGACAAACGCTTCACGGGTCGGGGGCGGGGTCGATCATCCGGGCGGACGGGGCGGGGTTTCCGGTGATCCTGTTGCCCGACAGCTACGCCTGCCTGCATCACCTGCGGATCGAGGGAGGGACGGTCGGTGTCAAGCTGACCGGGCGCGACGGGCCGTGCGTGCAGAACGCCGTCCACGACCTGACCGTCTGGGACACCGAAACCGGCGTCGTGCTGGACGGCGGCGACAGTCCCGACCGGCCCTGCTACTGGAACAACCTCGCCCGCGTGCTGGTGGTGCGCCATCGGCTCCACGGCATCCATCTGGTCCGCACGGGGGCGGGCGACACGCCGAACGCCAACAAGTTCCACTGCTGCCGGGTCTACTCGCTGGCGGTGCCCAGCACCGGGTCGGGTTTCCACGTCCAGCACGGCCGCTACAACAACGCCTTCGTCGATTGCGAGGCGAACCTGTCGACGACGGCCCATTCCTGCTTCCGGATCGGACCGGACACCGACAAGACCCTGCTGGTCAACCTCTACACCGAATCGGTCGGCGGCGTGCCCAACGTGTACCTGGAGGCGGGATCGATCGAAACCTCGATCACCAACCTGTTCTCCGCCAGTGGCGGACCGGCGATCTGGGACCAGTCGGGCGGCGAGTTCACCGCCTACAACGCCGGGTACCCGGCCAAGAACCGCTTCAAGCGAAGTCAGGTGACCGATCTGACGGTGGAGGCGATGCGGTACGAGACCCGCTTCGTCGATCCGGTCGCGGGCGGCGTCGTGACGCCCGACATGACGCGCTCGGTCCATCTGGTCAGCGCCTTCAACGGCGCCGTCGAGTTCCGCCTGCCGGCTCCCGGCGCCGCCGAGGGACGGTCGCTCACCATCAAGAAGATGGACCAGAGCGGCAACGCCGTGATGGTGACCGACGAAACCGGCTCCGGCCCCGACGGCAGGCCGTTCCCGCTCGGTGGCCGCTACGACTTCGTCACCGTCGTCTCGAACGGGGCGGCGTGGTGGATCACGGCGGCCCACCTGGTTCCCGGCAACGCCGGGTTCCTGGAGGGAGCATCCTTGTTCGAGCCGGACCTGAGCCGGAGCGTCTATCTGGTCAGCGCCTTCGGCGGGGCCACCGAGGTCCGGCTGCCGGCGCCGTCGGCGCCCCTGGCGGTCGGCCGCACCGTGACGATCAAGAAATCCGACATCAGCGGCAACGCCGTCACCGTCACGCAAGGGGACGGCGGCGGGCCCGACGGCGAGGCGATCGTCCTGGCCGAGAAGGGGCACGCGGTGACCGCGATGTCGAACGGCGCCGCCTGGCACATCCTGGCGCGCAACCCATGAGGAAAGGAGCGAGGTTCAAATGCTTGATCAAGAGCGGGAGGCGCGGCTCAACCTGCTGACCTCCGACCTGCCGGCGGCCGTGAGGCGGGCGGTGGACGCCTACGCCGCGTTCTCCGAGACCGAGGCGCCGACGGAGGCGAAGGAGTTCACCGCCTTCCAGAACGCCTGCAAATCCGCGATCGGCCACCTGACCGCGCTGTTCCAGTTCCAGAAGCTGGTCGCGGCGGTGCTGGCCCCGAAGGACGAGGCCGCCCCCCGGGAGGACCCCTTCGCCGATGTCTACGAACGGGCGAAACGGACTCTCGACGCGATGGATGACGCGGACGAGGACTGAACGGTGGGTAGGGAATTCAAGAGCTTCAAAGAATTCCTGGTGATCTGGAACTCGCACCAACTCCTGCCATCGCCCGAACATCACGTCAGGATCGCCGAGTGGCTGACCCGGGAGTGGCATGGGGGCGACCGGCGCCTGCTGCTGATGGCGTTCCGCAACAGCGGGAAGTCGACGGTGGTCGGGCTGTTCGCGGCGTGGCTGCTCAAGACCGACCCGTCCCTCCGGATCCTGGTGCTGGCGGCGGATCTGGCGCTCGCGAAGAAGATGGTCCGCACGGTCAAGCGGATCATCGAGCGCCATCCGCAGACCCAGCACTTGAGACCGGACAAGGCCGACCAGTGGGCCAGCGATCAGTTCACCATCAACAGGCCGATGGAGCTGCGCGACCCGAGCATGCTGGCGCGCGGGATCGGGGCCAACCTGACCGGCAGCCGGGCCGATGTCGTGATCTGCGACGACGTCGAGGTGCCGCGCACCTGCGACACCGCGCCAAAACGGGAGGATCTGCGCGATCGGCTGGGCGAGATCGACTACATCATGGTGCCGGGCGGCATGCAGCTCTACATCGGCACGCCGCACAGCTACTACACCATCTACGCCGACCAGCCGCGCCCGGAGGTCGGCGAGACCGTCCCGTTCCTGGCGGAGTTCAAGCGGCTGCTCATCCCCGTGCGGGACGAGGCCGGGCTCAGCGCCTGGCCTGGCCGCTTCCCGGACGAGGTGATCGACCGGATCCGGCGCGCGACGGGACCCAACAAGTTCGAGAGCCAGATGATGCTGCGTCCGGTCAGCATCGCCCAGGGCCGGCTCGACCCCGATAAGCTGCGCTCCTACGAGGCCGAACTGGATTACCGGGAGGCCGGCGGCATGCCGGTCCTGACCCTGGAGGGCCGCCGTCTGGTGTCGGCGACCTGCTGGTGGGACCCCGCCTATGGGGCGGGCGCTCCGGAGGGGGCGCCGCGCGAGGGCGGGGCGGGCGACGGCAGCGTGGTCGCCGCCGTCTTCTCCGACGCCGAAGGCGGCTTCTGGCTGCACCGGGTCCGCTACCTGTCGGTGGATCCCAACGATCCCGACGACGAGGCGACCCAGCAGTGCCGGCAGGTCGCGGGCTTCCTCCGCGATTTCCACCTGCCGGCGGTGTCGCTGGAGATCAACGGCGTCGGCCGCTTCCTGCCGAGCATCCTGCGGCGGGAACTGGGCAAGGCCGGCGTCGCCGCCTCGGTGCTGGAGAAGTCGTCCTCGGTGCCGAAGGAGCGCCGCATCCTGGAGGCGTTCGACGCCGTGCTGGCGGCGGGCGCGCTCCACGCCCACCGCAGCGTCTGGGACACCGCCTTCGTCCGAGAAATGCGCGAGTGGCGTCCCGGCGGCCGCCACAAGGGCCATGACGACGGCCTGGACGCCGTCGCCGGCTGCCTGCTGGCGGAGCCGATCCGCTTCGGTTCGTCCGCGAGGCCCGGCCGCGACGCCGATTGGCGGGGCGGTCCCGTGACCCGGGTCGCGACCGACTTCCGGGTCTAAGCGGGGCCGGGTCTGATGAGCCGGGCGGACCCTGAGCGATCAAACAAGGCCGCCCCATTCGGAGGCGGCCATTTTTCTGTCCCGAGTTGGAGAAAATAAATGCCCGAAGCGACCGGCATCAATCTTTCCTGGTGGATCACCGTGGTCGAGCTGCCCCTGCTTGCCGCCCTGTTCTGGCTGATCTGGCATGTCCGCCAGGAGTCCGAGGAGGCGCTCGACCGCCTTCACCACCTGTCCGAGACGGCCCTGACCCAGATGCGGGAGAGCCTGTCGGCCTATAAGCTGGAGGTCGCAAAGACCTATGTCTCGGTGGGTTATCTCAAGGATATCGAACGCCGGCTGACCGATCACTTGCTGCGGATCGACGCCAAGCTGGATGGCGCGGCACTGATCCAGGCCGAGCGCGCCGGGGACCGGCGATGAGCCGGCGACGGCTGGTTCCCGTGGCGACGCCGGCGTCCGCGGTGGAAGCCGCCGGTGCCGATGCCGGGACGATCGACATCCTGGCGCGGACCCTGTGGGGCGAGGCGCGGACCGAGACCCTGCGCGGGATCGAGGCGGTGGCGGCGGTCGTCATGAACAGGGCGGCGCTGACGCCGGAGGTTACGCTGGCGGCGATCTGCCGGCTCTTTCCCTGCTGGGACGCCGACAATCCCGATCGCCTCAAGCTCGCCGCGATCCAGCCGGCCGGCCGGGGAGCGCCGGGCTCGACCGACGCGCTGTTGTTCGCCACCTGCCTGCGGATCGCCCGGCGGGCGGCGGCCGGCCTGCTCGATGATCCGACCGGAGGCGCCACGCGCTATCACGAAAGCTCCATCCTGCCGGACTGGACCGCCGGGCTGTCCGTTCGCGTGGAGATCGGCGACCGCCTGTTCTACCGGGACGAGGCGACCGGCGTTGCCGGGGGGCCGGAATGAGCGGGACTGGCGCGGGTTTGGCCAGCGAGGACGCCTATGTTCGGCGGATGAGGCCGACATTCGGGTATGTCATGGCGCTGACTTGGCTCGCCCAAATGGGGGCGATCGCCTGGGTGATCGTCACGGACCCCGGGCAAGCCATCCAGATCATCGCCGCGATGGCGTCGCTCGGCACGATCTGGACCGTTGGGCTGGGCGTGCTTGGCGTCTACGTCTACCGACGGTCGGGAGAAAAGCGATCCTCTCCGGGCGGCGTGTCGAAGCGGTCATTTTGAGGGATCGGGATCCGACGGTGGACTGGCGGCCTTGAGGGCCGTCGAGCCACCGTCATCCTGAAACAGTCATCCTGGAACCGTCATCCCAATACCGTCGAGAGGCTCGCGCGGGGCCTCAGCCCTCCTCGTTGATCATCGCTTGATATATCTTCCAGGCGGTCTCGACGCTGACATGGCCGGACTTGGCGCCGGCCGTCAGCATGGCGGTGGTCGGCTTGATCGGAACGTTGACGAGGCCCGTGTCGCCCATCGCCTCGACGACGTTGAGGGCGTAGTTCATCGCGCTGCTGGCCGGGCGCTTCTCGTCGATTTGATAATGCAGTCGATTGTCCATGATTTCCTCCTGGTGGTGGCTTGGTATAGGCAAGATCGATGCCAACATGGCGCCGTTCGATCGTTACCTCGGGGGCGAAACAAAAAAACGCGGAGAAACAGGGGCTTATCTCCTTTGATCGTCCGATGGACCGATCGTTGGACATGATGAATCCGATTTACGATATGTGAATGAGTGTTACAGCTTTGCAATTTGCCGCTCGGTTCGCGGTTCGGCTCTCGCATTCTGCGAAAAACGCGTGTCAGCCCGCGTCCCCGCGACACGCCCCGCGCTTTGCAGCGCGGCATGTTTCGGCTAGTGTCCGGACATGACCAGCGACACCGTCATCCATCACATGTGCCGAGCCGAGGAATGGGCGGCGGCCGAGCGGGCCGGCCACTATCCCGGATCGTCCCAGGATGTGGCCGATGGCTTCATCCACTTCTCCACCGCGTCCCAGATCGTCGAGAGCGCCGCCCGGCATCGGTCGGGGCAGGCGGGCTTGGTCCTGCTCAGCGTGCGGACCGACCGGCTCGGTTCCGCGCTGAGGTGGGAACCATCGCGCGGCGGCCAGCTCTTTCCGCACCTGTATGGTGTCCTGCCGCTCGACGCCGTGGTCGCGGTCGATCCGTTGCCGCTGGGTCCGGACGGACGGCACCAATTTCCACCCGCCCTTTCGCCAACCCCGTTGGGCGACATTTCCCGGGATCGCTGAGACTTGATCGACCTT